CTCCTGACCACGCCCGCCCGACGCCGTGCCGCCGCCCGCCGCGACGTGACCCGGCACGCCGACCTGCGCATCAAGCAGGCCCAGACCCGGAAGGACAAGCCGTGACCGACATCGACCTGGACCGCATCGAGGCGCTCACCAACGCCGCCACCGACGGGCCGTGGGTGGCCCACCCCGACGGGCTCGTGTGGACCGAGCAGCCGCGTATCGGTGACCCGGTGTCCGGCTCGACCGAGATCGCCGACGCCGAGTTCATCGCCGTCACCCGGACCGCCGTGCCGGTGCTGCTCGTCATCGCCGAGGCCGCCCGCTACGTGGTCGGGGACCGCCGATGCGTCGAGGGCGACTGCGACCACGCTGGCGAGGTAGACGACAACGCGGCCGACGACGCGCCGTGCCCGCTGGTCGAGACCCGATACGCCACCGCCGCCGAGCTGCTGGCCGTCATATCGCTGCTGATGAGCACGGACGGGGACGAGTTGGGCGACGACGAGGAGATCCCCGTGGGCGAGATCCGCCGGGTGCTCGCCGAGGCGGTGACCCGATGACGGGCATCACCCTGGCGGCCCTGCGCAACCGCCGCAACCAGAGCGCCGAGGACTACGTCGGCCGGCACCACACCGACACCGTCCAGACCGTCCCCGCCGGCTGGACGCCCCTGACCCCCGCCACCCGCCAACACCTCGCCCCGCACCACTACGCCGACACGGCGCTCCCCGCCGGCGTCGACCAGCCCACCGCCCACTTCGACCGGGCGGCCCTGAAGGCGGCCTGCGCCCCCATCCAGGGGCAGCCGCCCACCTGGCCCGAGGTGCTGGCCGCGCTGCGCGACGACATGGACCAGACCGCACCCACCGAGATCCTGCCCGCCGTCGGCGACGAGCAGGACGGGGCAAGCCAGTGAACGCCCCCACCGCCGCCCCGACGGTCACCCTCGCGCCCATCGACCTCCTCGCGCTCCAGCTGATCGCCGACGGACTCACCGTCGACCAGGTCGGCGCTCGCCTGCGGGTCGGCAAGTCCGCCATCCAGATGCGGATGTTCAGGCTCCGCGCCCGCCTCGGCGCGACCACCAACGCCCACGCCGTCGCCATCGCCTACCGCACCGGCCAGCTCACCGTCACCGCTCGTCCGCCGGAGCGTGCCGGGTGAGCCGTGACCAGGGCGCGGCCAACAGCGGACCGGTCCGGGAGCCCCGCCGCTGCGTGTGTGGGCGCCTGGAAACCCTCCACACGCTGCGGGATGGCCGCCGAGGTGGTCTGCCTCAGGTCGGCTGCAAGGGCTTCGAGGCGAGCAACGTCGTCCCGTTTCCCGGGGCCGGCACGATGCCGGCCCCGGGGCCCCGGGCGGTGCCCGCCGACCTCGACGCCATGGGCGAGCGGTACGTGGCGTACGCCGAGGCCCGCGACACCCCCGGCCGCGAGCACGAGACCAACCTCCTCGCCCGCGCCGTCGCCGACGACGCACCGGCGTGGCTGGGTGAGGTGGCCCGCGTCGAGCAGCTCCGCCGCGAGCTGGCCGACGAACTGAACCGGCTCCGGGGCGGCGCCTGATGGCCACCCGCCGCAAGCGCAGCCGCACCCGCCACCAGGTGCGGGTCCACCCGTACACGCCGTCCACGGTGTTGCCGGCGGATCACAACGGGCTGGTGCCGTGCATCTGCGGCCGGGCGAAACCCAACGCCGCCCACGACCCGGAGCAGGTGGCTGCGCAGGCCGCCGAGCGGGAAGCCGCTCAGACCGAACAACTCCGCCGACTCGGAGAGGACTCCGACCAGTGACCAGCCACCTGTACCGGGCCGTGTGGCCGATCCTTGACGACTCCCGGCCGCGCTCCGCGCTCGTCACCGAGGCGTCCGCCGGTCTCGACACCATGGCGCGCCTCGACGGCGCCCGCCTCACCGGCACCCCGACGTGGACGGTCGCCGGTAACCGGCTCGTCTGCGAGGTGCCCGCCGTGCCGCTGACCGACGAGCAGGTCGACACCTCCGACCTGGCCGACCGAGACGCGGTCGTGCTGCGGCTGGCCAGCCTGAACTGGTCGCTGCGGCAGATCGCCGCGACCACCGGCGTACCCCACTCCACCGTCCGCGACATCGTCGCCCGCCACGCCCGCACCTCGACGCCGGAAAGGACCCGAGCCGCATGAGCACCGCGATCGAGTGGACCGAAAAGACCTGGAACCCCACCACCGGCTGCGACCGCATCTCCGCCGGCTGCGACAACTGCTACGCCCTGACCCTGGCGAAGCGGCTCAAGGGCATGGGGTCGGCGAAGTACCAGACCGACGGCGACCCCCGCACCTCCGGCCCCGGCTTCGGCGTCGCCGTGCACCCGGACACCCTGGACGCCCCGCTGCACTGGCGCACCGGCCGGCGAGTGTTCGTCAACTCGATGAGCGACCTGTTCCACGCCCGGATCCCGCGCGACTTCGCGGCCCGCGTCTTCGCCGCCATGGCCGCCACCCCGCAGCACACCTACCAGGTGCTGACCAAGCGGCCCGAGCGCATGGCCCGCATCGTCAACGACGCCGCATGGCGGTCGTCGGTCTACCTCCACGAGAGCGTCCTCAAGCCGCGCGGCCCGGCGCGCGACATCCCGCCGTGGCCCCTGCCGAACGTGTGGCTCGGCACGTCGATCGAGTCCGACGAGCACGCCGGCCGCGCCGACCATCTGCGCGCCACCCCGGCGGCGGTCCGCTTCATCTCCGCCGAGCCGCTGCTGGGTCCGCTGCCGTCGCTCGACCTGGCCCGCGTCGACTGGTTGATCGCCGGTGGCGAGTCCGGGCCGGGCGCCCGACCGATGCACCCGGACTGGGCGCGCGACCTCCGCGACCGCTGCCAGGCGGCCGACGTCGCCTTCTTTTTCAAGCAGTGGGGCGGCCGCACCCCCAAGGCCAACGGCCGCGAGCTCGACGGCCGCACCTGGGACCAGTACCCCGCCGTCCCCGACTGACGCGGTCGGCCGGGTCCCCACCCGGGCCCGGCCGCTGTCAGGACGTTAACCCCGCGCCGCTGCTCGTATCAGTGGCGCACCACAGCAACACAGCAGCACCACATAGACCAGGAAGGCACGACGTGGCCCGGATTCGCTCCATCAAGCCGGAGTTCTTCACCTCCGAGGTCGTCGCCTCGGTGCCGATCTCGGCCCGGCTCACCTTCATCGGGCTGTGGACGCACGTCGACGACAACGGCGTCACCGTGGACAACCCGAAGCTCATCACCGCCGCGCTCTGGCCCCTCGAAGACGACCCTCGCGAGGCTCTCGCGAGAACCTCCGGAGACCTCGCGAGTCTCTCTACGGCCGGTCTGATCCAGCGCTACGAGGCATCCGGACGCCAGTACCTGTACATCGTCGGCTGGGACGAGCACCAACGCGTCTCCCACCCGAGCAAGGCCCGCTACCCGCGCCCCACCGAGCCGCCCACCAGCGGAAACGAGCCCGAACCGGCACCCTCCGGAAACCCTCCGGAGAACCTCCCGAGCCCTCCCGAGAACCTCGTCCCTGAGCAGGGAGCAGGGAGCAGGGAACAGGGAACAGGGAACAGGGATAGTGCGCCGCGCAAGCGCGGCACCCGACTCCCCGACGACTTCGCCGTCACCGACGAGATGAAGGCGTGGTTCGCCACCAACTGCCCCGGCGTCAACGGCTCCCGCGAGACCGAGAAGTTCCGCAACTACTGGCGGTCCGCCGCCGGCCAGAAGGGCGTGAAGCTCGACTGGCCCGCCACCTGGCGCAACTGGATGCTCACCGCCGCCGAGCGCGGCAGCAGCCCCATCACCGGCTCCAGGACCACCGGCGCTAACCGCCACACCGACCAGCGCGGCGGCGGCCACGACCCGAACCCCTTCCGCACCGGCGAAGCCGTCGCCACCTACGCCAGCCAGACCACCGGGAGCAGCCGATGACCACCACCCCGATCCGCTCCGACCTCGCCGCCTGGCAGGCCCGCATCGCCCGCCACGCCACCATCACCGACGACACCCCCACCCTGGAACAGCTCCAGCTCGACGCCGACCGCGCCGAACTCGCCGCCATCCAGTCCCGCCAGGCCGCCAACCGGGCCGTCGTCTACACCCGCCGCCGCCCCTCCCGCTACGCCACCGCCACCTACGACCGGCTCCGCACCGACCAGAACCCCAACGGCAAGGTCTCCCGCTGGTGGGCGACCGGACCCCGCACCCTCGTGCTCGCCGGCCCCACCCGCACCGGCAAAACCACCGCCGCGTACGCCATCGCCAACGACGTCCACCACCAGGAGCAGTGGGTCATGGTGTGGACCGCCGCCGACCTGTCCGCCGCACTCAAGCCCGACAGCGCCGAACCGCTCGCCTACGACTACGCCACCACCTGCCCGCTGCTCGTCATCGACGACCTCGGCCGCGAACGCGTCACCGACTGGTGGCTGGAGCAGCTCCAGCGCATTGTCGACCACCGCTGCGCCCACGAGCGTCGGCTCATCGTCACCACCAACACCGGCGCGTCCGCTGCGGCCGTCTACGACGAACTGGCCGAGCGCTACGGGCACCCGGTGGTCGAGCGGCTCCTCGACGGCGGCGGACTCCTGGTGCTCGACGGCCCGCCGGTGAGGCAGGTGACCGCCGAGTGGTGACCACCCTGCCCCCCGCCACCAACCCCGCCGCCTGAGGAGCCCGCCATGACCACCGAGCAGACCACCGGCCGCGACGCCGTCGCCGCCATCGACGCCGTCCTCGCCGAGACGGCCCACCCCCAGCCCCACAGCTTCGCCGCCTACATGACGGCCGTCGAACGCGACCAGCTCGACGCCCGAGCCGCCACCGCCGAAGCCGAGCGCGACGAGGCCCTCGCCACCCTCACCGACGTGTGGCACGCCCTCAACGCCGGCGGCGCGACCGGACCCGCCACCGCCGCCGACCACATCACCCGCCTCGCCGCAGCCCGCGACGCCGCCCAGGTCGACGCCGCGCAGTGGGGTGCACGCGCCGCCCAGCACGCCGAACAGCGCGACAGCCTCCAACGCGACCTCAACGGCGCCGGTGCCGAACTCCGCAGCGCACTCCGTGCCAACCGCGAACTCACCGCCGAACGCGACAACCTCGCCCAGGCCTTGGAACACGCGGAGAGCGTCCGCATCGACCGCGACGACAGCGTCTGGTCGCCCCGCCCCGACGGCCGCTGGTACACCCGCTACCTCGACCCGATGACCCTCAACGAGATCGAAAACGCCTTCGGGCCGACCCGCGCTGGTCTGTTCATCGCCCTCGACGACGAGCAGGACGAAGAGCAGGACGATGCTCCGGTTCCGGCCGGGCCCGCGCAGGAGCCGATCCGCCCCGCCGACTGGGAGCAGCAGGCCGTCGGCGCCGTCCAGGCCGCCCTCGCCGACGCGTGGGGCCACCTCGCCGAGGACCCCGTCCACACCGAGCAGATCGCCATCACCGCCGTCCGGGCCATCATCGACGCCGGACTCGCCGGGCCCGGCGGACGCTGCCGCCAGTGCGGCGCCACCTACCCGCGCACCCTGCCCGCCGGACAGGACCCGCTCTGCTGGACGTGCGACACCGGCGACCAGTCCGGCCCGGACCAGCCCGCGCAGGAGTCACACGACGCCGCACAGGAGCAGCACAGCGCGCCACAGACGACGGAGGGCTGACCGGTGACCTGCGACGTCTGCGGGCTCCCCGACCGCTACCGAGGCCAGGGCGACGGCATCGGCTCCTGCGACTGCCCCCGCTGCGACTGCGGGGCGGCGTCCGGCTCCCAGTTCTGCACCTGCGAGCCGGACGACGTGGACGACCAATGGCCACCCGACGACGAGCCGTGGCCCGACGACGTGATCGCCCGACCCGTGGAGACGGTCGAACTTGACGGGATCAGCCGATGACCGCGCCCGTCTGCGGCACCCCCGGCTGTGACCGGCCCGCCGTCGCCACCGCTACCACCAGCCCCACCGGCATCCGCATCCGCACCGACCGGCTCACCGACCCGCGCACCGCACAGGCGTGGGCCGACGACCTGCGCTGCTGGGGATGCGTCACCGCCACCGTCGACCACCACCTCACCACCGCGAACACCCGGGAGACGACGTGAACCTGGACCTGTACGCCGGAGCCGGAGGCTGGGACGAAGGAGCCCGCCACCTCGGTCTGTCGACCGTCGGCCTCGAACTCGAACACGACCCGTGCGTGACCGCCGTCCGTGCCGGCCACCCCCGTGTCCGCTGCGACATCGCCACCTACCCCACGCGCCCGTTCGTCGGCCGCGTCACCGGCCTGATCGCCTCCCCGCCCTGCCAGGCCTGGTCCATGGCCGGGAAGCGGGCAGGCGAGCAGGACAAGGCGCGCGTGCACCAGCTCGTCGACGACTACGCCGCCGGAGCCGACCACCCCGGCGACGGGTGGGCCGACCCGCGCTCGCACCACGCCGCGCAGCCCGTCCGCTGGATCCGCGACCTGCGCCCCGAATGGGTGACCCTGGAGCAGGTGCCGCCCGTCATCGACCTGTGGCGCCACATCGGTGACGTGCTGCGCGGCTGGGGCTACAGCGTGTGGACCGGTGTCCTCAACTCGGCCGACTACGGGGTACCGCAGACCCGCCGACGGGCCATCCTCATCGCCTCCCGCGTCCGGCCCGTCTACCAGCCGGAGACCACCCACGAACAGAACCCTCCCGACAACGCCCTGTTCGGTGCCCGGCAGCCGTGGGTGTCCATGGCGCAGGCCCTCGGCTGGGACGGCGTCGACCGGCCCGCCCGCACCATCTGCGGCGACCGGTCGCCCCGCTGGGCGTACGGGCAGGGCAACAGCTACGCCACCGGCTGGACCCTCGACCGGCGCACCATCAGCCGCGGCCCGGCGGGAACCCGGGTGCCGGTGGCCCCGGTGGAGGTCGAGCGGCCCGCACCGACCGTGACCAGCCAGACGGGCTGCCAGTGGGTGCTGCGGAACAACACCAACGACAACGCGTGCACCCGCCGCCTCGACGAACCCGCCGGAACCCTGTTCTTCGGCGCCCGCCTCAACAACGTGTCCTGGGTTCGCGAACGACCCGCCACCACCGTCCAAGGCGACCCCCGCATCGGCCGGCCGGGCCACAAGGACCGCGAAGGCGGCGAATCACAGTTCGAGCAGGACGCCCTCCGCGTCACCGTCGAGCAGGCCGCGATCCTCCAGTCGTTCCCCGCCGACTACCCGTGGCACGGCAACAAGACCAGCCAGTTCCTCCAAGTCGGCAACGCCATCCCGCCCGGCCTCGCCGCCCCGGTCCTCGCCGTCGCCGCCGGCATCACCACACCCGCCCGCATCGCCGCCTGAGGGAGCACCGTTGACCCCGCACCACTGGCACGCCACCGCCGCCGCCTGGGCCCTACACCAGGCGCGCGGCACCCTCACCACCCGCGCCGAAGCCGAGCGCCGCGTCATCGTCGCCGAACTCCTGGAGCCCCCGTCGGTGCTCCGCTCCCCGGTGTGGGGCCGACGCGGCGCCCTCGGCGGACACAGCGACCCCACCACCACCGCCCTGATCGACGCTGAGCGCCCCGCACGCCGCAACCGGTACGCGGAACTGGCCGCCGACATCACAACCCGTCTGGCGCTCCCTGCGGGCCACCTGCCGGGCGACGGCGACCCGCTCGACCGCATCACCACCGCCATCCCGGCGATGCTGCCCGGCACCGCCGCCGCCACCACGACACTGCTCGTCCGGCTCGACGACCGGATCCGCCGCGAACTCCGCATGGGCCCGGCACGCCGGCTACTGACCGGCCGCGAATGCCCGGCCTGCCGGCATCGGCTCGTCTACGAGCAGACCCTCGGCCCCACCGACGCCTGGACCGTCGTCTGCGGCGCCGACTGCCGCTGCACCGGTGTCGGCTGCCGATGCGGGCAGCCCGGCGCGGTGGAGGGTGTGCCGCACATCTGGCCCCGCGCCGCCGTCATCGGCGCGGTCGCGGGGGCCACGCCGAGCCCAACCACCTGACCCGCACCGACCGAAGGAGAGACCGATGAGCACCTGCGCGATCGTCACCGAATTCCTGGGCATCACGCTCGACCCCTGCGGCCTCGACGCCACCCACGCATCCGTTGGCCGTTGCGAACGCGGACACACCCGCGAGCGGCTGATCTGCTCGAACCACGCCTCTGCGTTCGCCGCCGTGCCGACGGCTGTTGTGTGCCAGCAGTGCGACGACGAGGGCCACGAGACGCAGATGGTCGTGACCGTCAGCGCGCTCGACGAGACCCAGATCCGTCGCTGACCCGCTCTGGCCCGGGGTGTGGCCGCGCACCCCGGGCCCCCGACCCGACCGAGAGGACCGACCGATGAGCGAGGCCAGCCGCCCCTGCCGCTACTGCGTCGCCAACTGGACCGAGATCACCACCCGACACAAGATCCCCGGCGCCGACCCGATTCTTCCCAGCGCCGAGGACTGCGAATTCGACCACCGCGACGACCCGCGCGTCTACGACCTCGCCACCGCCATGGCCCGAGTCATGCAGGACCGGAACCCGAGCGACGCCCAGATCGCCTACTTCCTCGGCGACGCTGACGACGTGGTCGACGACTTCGACCCGACGCCCGACCGGTGGCGGGTGCGGAAGCTGCCGGAGAGCGCTCGCGATCACGAGCAAGGCATCGAGGCCCGGCTGCGGATCAACGACGTGACGTATGTGGCGCTCGAAGGCGGCAAGGACAGCAGGGGCTCCGTGGTCAAGCTGACCGAGTTCCGCTCCTGGTGATGCCCTCAGAAGTGCCGTTCTGTTGGTAAACTAAGGTCGTGATGGATCCCGAAATCGACAGTGATCGAATCGCCGAATCCCTATCTCGCGTCGCCGTGAAGGCCACCGGAGCGAGCGACCAGATGCGTGCGGCGTGGGCCAACGTCCAGCCGGCGGTTGACGCCGCAGCCTCTGCCCTCGACGGTTTCGGCTCGCAGCTCAAGCTGGCGCACGAGGAGTACCAGGAGAAGCTGGCCGAGTTCGCTATAGCGCGGGGATACCGCCGAATCCTCTAGTCGAAGGCAGCGAGATGACCGCAGTCCAAGACCTCGCATTCGTGCAGCGCGACCAGGCGGACCACATCGGCCGCCTGGTCGCCGCATTCCTCGCCGGACGCCGCAGCAAACTCACCGCCGAGACGTACCGCCGCGACCTCACCAACTGGCTCACCTGGTGCCACGCCAACGCCGTCGACCCCCTCGACGCGTGGCCCGCCCACATCCAACTCTGGCTCGCACACCACGCCCGCCGGGGCGAGGCCGGCACCTCCCGCGCCCGCCGCCTCGGCGCAGTGTCGTCCTGGTACGGCTGGCTCATCCGCCACCAGGCCGCGCCCCGCAACCCCGCGCTACTGGAACGCGAAGAACGCCCAGTCCGCGCACCCCGCAAAGCCCCCGCCCTGTCCGACGCCCAGACCGGCGCCATGCTCGCCGCCGCCGACGCCGACAGCCCCCGAGCCGCCGCCATCGTCTACCTGCTGCTCTTCACCGGCATGCGGGTCGGTGAGCTGCTCGGCGCGACCACCGCCGACCTCGGCGAGACGCGCGGACACAGCGTCCTGCACATCCAGGGCAAGGGCGGCAAGGCTCGTTCAGCCTCGCTGGTGCCGCCGGTGCTGCTGCGACTCCACGCCTACCTCGCGCAGCGTCCCGACGTCGCCGGTGCCGCGCTGGTACCCGTCGGACAGGCCGGAGCCGGGAGCCCTCGCCCCCTGGTCGCCACCGCGAACGGAAACCGCCTCGACCGCAAAGAGGTACGCCGGCTGCTGCGGAGACTCGCCAGAAAGGCGGGGCTACCTGAGGTGCTTGCCGACCGGATCAGCCCACACAGCGCCAGGGCTACGTACGCCACCGCCTCGCTTGACGCCGGGGTTCCCGTGCGCGACGTCCAGTACGCGCTGGGCCACGCCTCACCGGTCACGACCGAGGGCTACGACAGGTCACAGTTGTCGCCGGACAGGTCACCCGCCTACCTGCTCATGCAGCGGTTCAGCGTCACCCAGCACGAGAACGGAGCGACCCCATGACCGTTGATCCGGCCTGCTGGTCATGGCCCGTGCGCCCCGTGGCCGAACTCGTCGACTGCGCCCTCGGCGGCATCCTCGCCGGGTTGAGCCCCTTCGCGCGGGAGCTGATTCTGGAAGGCCGCAACGACGGCCTCATGGCCATCGAGCAGTGGCAGCAGCAGCGGTGCGCCGTCTGCGGCATCCACCAGCTCGGCCAGCTCGTGCTCGACCACGACCACATCACCGCCCTGGTGCGCGGCTACCTCTGCCGGTCCTGCAACGTCCGCGAGGCACACACCTTCGGTCCGTTCGAGCTGTACCGCCAACGCAACCCGGCCACGATCCTCGGCGTGACCACCGTCTACGAATCGATCCTTGGTCCAGCCCGGCCCGCAACTCCGGTCGACCCGGACCTCTGGCACAAGAACCCGGCCGCCGGGATCGGCCTATAGCCGCATCGGCCCCGGGCGCCGATCGCAACCCGGGGCCGAACCGCAGTAGGGCTACGCCCCACCGAGCCGCTTCTCAGCCGTCCGCTGAAGGGTGTCCGGGATGTATGGGAAGTACTCGTTGGCGTCCCCGAGCCAGTGCTGGGTCTCCTCCTCCTGGAAGTGAGGGCGCGCCTCCTCGTACCACGGCACTTGCAGCCGGCGGAAGAGATCAACGAACTTGTCGAAGTCGCCGACCCGGTTGGTTTCGGGTACTCCCCGTACCGGCCCCATGCTCAGCCAACTGAGTAGTAGGGCGACCCCTGTGCCCCCCAGGAAGTTGCTCAGTTCGAGGCTCTCCCGGTATTCGGAACGGCTGCCCGGATCGCAGGTCCGGCCGCCGGTGGACTTGTGCACGATTAGGAAGTCCGTGAACTTGTCGTCCTCGCGGCGCCACATCACGAGCGACATGTTGGGGTCGGTGATCAGGTCGGGGCATCGGTCGCATTGCCAGGACTGGAGAGGTTCGGTGGTATTCATGTCGCTCCAAAAGGGTCAGGGCGAGGCGTCTCGGGTGACCCTACTGAGAGCGTTCTGTCCAGGGTGAACGCGGCCCGGGGTCGCTACGATCAGATTCGTGGATGACCTGGTGACCTGGCTGCGCGCCCAGCTCGACGAGGACGAGCGGGTGGCCACCGCTGCCCGCCAAGCCGCCCCGGGCGCCTGGGTGAGCATGTACCGCGACGTGCACGCAATCGATTCGCAGGCGGGCTCCACCAGCCGCGTACTCACTGCCGACACCGGCGTCCTGGCTGTTCATGCCGCCCGCCAAGACCCGGCCCGCGTGCTGCGCCGAGTGACCGCCCAGCGGCGCATCCTTGACCTTCACACGGGAGCCCACGAGTGCTCCACGCTGGTCTACCGGCAGGGCGTGCCGGAGGTGGACGCCTTCTCGTACGTCCTGGAGACCGAGCACTGCACCACCGTGCTGCTGCTCGCCGCCGAGTACGCCGACCAGCCCGGCTACCAACCAGAGTGGCGGCCCGAGTGAACGGCCGCCTGATCAGCGACGACCTGCGCGCCGCCATCTGCGACTGGGCCCGCACCAACAACCTCAACCCCGGCGACATCCCCGTCTCAGCCGACATCACCATCAACGAGCAGGCCAACACGATCACCACCGAAGTGTGGGTCCGCCGCGAAGGCAAGCTGGTCGTGCTAGGCAACGAGGCGTTGCGAACCTCGGTGACCGTTCCCCTGCTCACCAGACCGCCGGACAGCATCGCCCACCGGCTGACGTTTGCGGGCAGGCCGACCGCATGACCGAACACTGCCCCGCCTGCCGCGCCAAGCTGCCCCGCTCCGGCCGCTGCCCCGGCCTCGCGCCACTCATCGAACGCGACGGCCGGCTCTGGGGCATCGCCGCGCAGATTGCCCACGCCCTCGGCGGCGCACGCAGAGACGTCACGGAAAGCATGGTCATCAACTGGCGGGTACGCGACGGACTACCCAGCTACCGATTCGGCCGAACGGTCTATCACGCCCTCGACGAAGCAGCCCCCATCGAGCTGGCCAAGCGGCTCACCAAGGAACAGACGGGCAAGGGCCACCCGCGTCGACTTGACGTTGGCCTGGTCACCGCAGCATGATTTGATCAGTCGTTGTCGTAGGCGACGTATGCCCACAGCCCGGTAGAGGTCGACCGTCAGGTCCCCGCCGGGCTGTTGCGCGTCCAGGGTCGGGACGCAGGGGTGGTGGGAAAGCGGGCAGGCTGCTGGGCGAGGCGGCCTGCCCGCACACCTCCGGAGGTGGACATGGCCCGAGCGCTCAAGGTCTGCGCCGCGCCTGGCTGCCCCACGCTGGTCGCCAAGGGTCGCTGTGGCACCCACGCCCGACAGACCGACCAGGCGCGCGGCACCCGACAGCAGCGCGGCTACGGGCCGGAACACGAGGCCGAACGCCGCCGCTGGCAACCCGACGTGGAAGCCGGCCGGGTCGACTGCCACGCCACCACCTGCGTGATGCCCAGCCGCCGCATCCAACCCGGGCAGGACTGGGACCTCGACCACACCGACGACCGGCGCGGATACCGAGGCCCAAGTCATGCCCCGTGCAACCGAGGATGGAGACGCGACCGTGCCACGCACCCCTGACCAGGTGGCCGCCGACGAAGCGCTGACCGCCGCGATCGAGCAGGCTCTCCACGCCTACTCCGACGGCGAGCCGTGGGTGCTCACCGAGTACGTCGTCGTCACCTCGCAGCACAGGTTCGACGACGACGGCGAGGGGCTGACCGCCGTCGGGACCCTGTACCGGGACGGTGATGTTCCGCTGCACCGCGCGCTCGGCCTGGTCGACTACGCGGCAGTCCGGATGCGGAAGCCCGCCGCCGAAGACGACGAAGGCTGAATGTCACCCTCCGTGACGGGGGGTGGGGGGTGACCCCCACGGCAGGCCCCTGACCAGGACCGCCGGGGAGGGCTCTCCCTGGTCCGCAGGGTTCAAACGTTCAGAACCAGCTCCGGCCGTCACGCGATGTGACGGCCTCCCGATGCCGCGCGATGCGGTTGAGGAGTGATCGACATGACGCGTGGGGGTGCCCGCAACCGGTCGGGGCCGCAGCCGGATGAGACCTCGCTCAAGTCGGCGAAGATCGGCTACGTCCTGACCGCTCTGCCTGCGGCCGGGTATGACGGTCCGGTGCCGGAGTTCCCGCTGCCGAAGGTGATCGTCTGGTGGGAGCACTTCGAGGACAAGCAGAAGGTCCGCGAGGTTGACGACAACGCCACTGAGGCGCGCAGGGAGCGTGAGCTGGCGCTGTGGGAGTGGGTGTGGCGTACGCCGCAGGCTTGCGCCTGGTCGTCGCAGCCGTGGCGCTGGCACTCGGTGGCGATGTGGGTGCGCACGTCGGCGTTGTGTGAGTCGGCCGAGGCGACGGCGGCGGACAAGAACAGCCTGCACCGCTTCGCCGACCAGATCGGGTTGACGCCGGCCGGGTTGAAGGAGAACGGCTGGAAGGTCGCCGAGGTGGAGGCACCGGAGGCGAAGCGGCCTGCGGTGAAGAAGGCTGCGGCGCCGGCACGGAAGGCGGCAAGGGACCGCTTCCAGGTCATCGATGGCGCGGCGGGTTGAGCCCGAGCCGGTCGGTCAGTTCGTTGTCGACTTCCCCACCCTGTTCGTCACGGTCGACTGGATCGAGGCGCACTGCGTCGTCCCGGATGGGTTCCGGCGCGGCCAGCCGTTCGAGATGTACGACTGGCAGGCGTGGTGCACCCTGAGTCACTACCGGGTGCGTGAGGACGCCGAGTGGATCCCGGAGGATCCCCTGCTGGGGACCGCCTTTTTCTTTCGCCGGTCGCAGATCATCGCGCCGCAGAAGATGGGCAAGGGCCCGTGGTCGGCGTCGGGGTGCAGCGTCGAGGCGGTCGGGCCGTCGGTGTTCGCCGGCTGGGCCGGGCGGGGCGACGGGTGGGCGTGCTCGGATCACGGCTGTGGCTGCGGGTGGGAGTACGAGTACGCCCCGGGTGAGGCGATGGCGATGCGGCACCCGTCGCCGCTGATCCAGATCACGGCGTTCGCCGAGGACCAGACGGACAACATCTACCGCCCGTTGAAGGCGATGATCCGGCAGGGCCCGCTGGGTGACCTGCTGCGGGTGGGTGAGGAGTTCACCCGGATCGTCGACCGGGAGGATGGCCGGATCGACGTGGTGACGTCGTCGGCGCAGTCCCGGCTCGGTAACCCGATCTCGTACGCCCCGCAGGATGAGACGGGCATCTGGACGCGGCAGAACAAGATGATCGGGGTCGCGGACACCCAGCGGCGCGGCCTGGCGGGTATGCAGGGCCGGTCGCAGGAGACGACGAACGCCTTCGACCCGACGCAGCAGTCGCAGGCTCAGCTCACCTACCAGTCGAAGCGTCCGGACATCTTCAAGTTCCACCGGCCTCCGCCGAAGCACCTGAAGTACGAGCGGAAGGCGGACCGGCGAAAGATCCACGCGGCGGTGTATGCGGGGGCCCGGCATATCAAGCTGGACTCGATCGAGGCTGAGGCCGAGGAGCTGATCGAGAAGGGCGACCTGGCGCAGGCCGAGCGGTTCTTCGGCAACCGGATGCGAGCCGGCGCCGGGGTGTTCCTCGACGGCCAGGCGTGGAAGGCCCGCCGCAAGCCCCGGCCGGTGCCCGACGGGACGCCGGTGGTGCTCGGCTTCGACGGCTCGGACCTGGACGACTGGACCGGATTCCGGGCGGAGACGGCCGACGGCTACCAGTTCACCCCGCTGTACGGGCCTGAGGACTCCGAGCTGCCGACGGTGTGGAATCCGGCGGACTGGGGTGGCCAGGTGCCCCGCCAGGAGGTTCGGGACGCCCTGGCGGAGCTGATGCGCCGGTTCGTTGTGGTGCGGCTGTACGCGGACCCGCCGTACTGGTCGACGGAGGTCGACGAGTGGGCGGCGGAGTACGGGGAGAAGCGGGTGATCCGCTGGTACACGTCGCGGCCGTTGCAGATGCAGGCCGCCGCTGACCGGCTGCACACAGACGTGACGAAGAAGGGCTCGACGTTCACCCACGACGGGTGTCCGCTGACGCAGGCCCACGTCGAGGCCACGCACAAGGAGCCCCGGCCGGGGAAGCGGTACAAGCTGACCAAGCCGGAGGACGGCCGGAAGATCGACATGACGGTGGTGTCGATCCTGGCGCATGAGGCGGCCGGCGATGTGACCGCGGCGGGGTTGTGGCCGCAGCCGGAGCTGCCGTCGAGGATGGTCGTCTTCCGCAGCAGGAGCCGAGCGGGAAGGAGGTAGGGCGGTGCCGATGTCCCCGGAGGAGACCGTCTCCTACCTCGACGCGAAGTTGCAGCGGGCGCAGTTTCCTCTGCGGAAGTTGGACGCCTACTACGAGGGTGAGCAGCCGCTGCGGTTCTTGGCGCTCGAACTCAAGCAGGAGTTCGGTGAGCGGCTGGCGGAGATGGTCATCAACTGGCCGGAGATGGTCGCCGACGCCTACGAGGCCCGCCTGGACCTGACGGGTTTCCGCTTCCCGGGGTCGACCAGCAACGGGGTGGACGTCGATGAGGCGGACGCCGATGTGTGGGGCATCTGGCAGGACAACGACATGGACCGGCGGGCCCCGCAGGCGCATCTGGAGTCCATCGCATTGGGCCGCGCGTACGCGATCGTCGGCGCCCGGGGTGCGCTCGTTCAGGGGCCTACGGACGCTGATGGTGATGCTGATGACCCGTTCGACGAGGACACCGATTCGCCGCTGATCACGGTGGAGCATCCGACGCAGTGCATCACCGAGCAGGACCCTCGCACCCAGTATCCGGTGTCGGCGTTGAAGCGGTGGAAGGACGCCGACGGGTTGCAGCGGGCCACCCTGTACCTGCCGGACTCGACCCGTCATTTCGTGCGGACTCGTCGGTGGGTGGAGCAGGACCGCGACGAGCACAACCTGGGTGTCGTGCCGGTGGTGCCGCTGGTGAACCGCGGTCGACTACTCAAGCACGACGGGCGCAGCGAGTTCGCCTCGGTGATCCCGATCGCCGATGCGGCCAACAAGATGGCCACGGACATGATGGTGTCTGGCGAGTTCCACGCGATGCCGCGCCGGTACGCGTTGGGCTTTTCGCAGGGCGACTTCGAGGACGAAGACGGCAACCCGATCAGCCCGTTCGAGCAGATCGCCGGACGGATGTGGGCCACCGCGAAGAAGCCGGGCGAAGCTGCGGTGGGCCAGTTCCCGGAGTCGGACCTCACGGTGTTCCACAACACCATCAAGCTGCTTGCCCAGATCGTCGGTCAACTGTCCGGGCTGCCGCCCCACTACACGCAGTTCACCGGCGACAACCCGGCCAGCGCGGACGCCATCCGGTCATCGGAGGCGCAGATGGTGAAGCGGGTGGAACGCAAGCAGACCGGCTTGGGGGCGGACTGGCGGCGGGTGATGGCGATCGCCTTGCGGATCCGTGACGGCGCGGGCTGGGACAAGCGGGCCCGCCGGATGAAGGTGGTGTGGCGGGATGCGTCCACGCCGACGGTCGCGCAGGCCGCCGACGCGTCGGTGAAGAAGCGCCAGCAGGGCATCACGACGCTGCGGCAGGCCCGCATCGACCTCGGGTACTCGCCGGAGGAGATCCGGCGCATGGAGGAAGAGGACGAGCTGGAAGCCGCCCGCGACCCGGTGCGGCGCATCGCCGCCGAGCTGGCCGCCGACCGTCCGCCGCCGCCGGTGGAGGAGCCGGAGACGGTCGGTGTCGGTTGAGCAGGTCGCTCGGGCCCACTACCGGCAGCGACGGCGGCTCGTGGACGCGCTGGCGGCGGTGGCGCGGCTGCTGTGGGTACGCGTCGACCCGGACGACATCGCCCGGTCGTGGACTGGCCTGCTGGCCGAGCTGGTGCCGCTGACCAACGCAGCGCAGTTGGCGGCGGCCCGGTCCGCCGACGGGTATCTCGACGAGGTGCTCGACGCGCAGCGCGTCGACCCGGCGCGCGAGGGCCGGCTGGTGCCGGCTGGTGTGGCGGGGGTTGCGTCGGACGGACGGCCGCTGGCGTCACTGCTGTACGAGCCGGCCGTCGGCGCTCTGGTGGCGATCCGCGACGGGGCGACCGTCGAGCGGGCGCTGGCGGGCGGGTACGCGGCCCTGGACACGATGGTGCGTACTCAGGTGGCCGATGCGGGCCGGGTGGCCGACCAGACGGCGCTGGTGACCCGGCGTCGGGCGACCGGGTACGTGCGGATGGTGGTGGGCCGTACCTGCGGCCGGTGCGTGGTCCTGGCGGGCCGGCACTACGGGTGGAACACCGGCTTCGACCGGCATCCGCATTGCGACTGCATTCACGTCCCTGCTGCGGACGACACCGCTGACGACGTGCGGACGAACCCGCGAGCATGGTTCGACAGTCTCAGTGCCGTCGAGCAGGACAAGCAGTTCACGAAGGCCGGCGCGGAAGCGATCCGGCTGGGCGCGGACATCTCGCAGGTGGTCAACGCCCGCCGCGGCGCGTTCGGGCTGGCCCCGGCCGGAGCCCGGATCACCGCCGACGAGGCGCGGATGCTGCGGGGTGGCCGTGAGCGTGGCCGCCTGGAGGCGGTCGACGTGTACGGCCGGCAGTTGTACGTCACCAGCGAAGGGGTGACGCCCCGGGGCCAGGCCGGCATCCGGCTGGGTGCCCGCGAGTCCGGTGAGAAGCGGGACGGGGGTCGATACCGGTCGGCCCGCCCGCCGCGGCTCATGCCCGAGTCGATCCTGGCGATCGCCGGCAGCAACCGGAACGAAGCGGTCCGCCTGCTCAGGCGGTTCGGTTACATCACCTGACCTGGGCGCGACGCCCGGTCCTACTGGAGGTCGCGATGACCCTCACCAGCATCAAGCCGGGGCTGCGCGCCGCAGGCGACCTGCCACTGCACCCCACCCTGACCCACCCGCACACCGGCGCCCCGATCCGGGCGCTGGGTGTGCGCCGGGACGGCCGACTGATCTGGCCGGCCCTCGGCGCGGCCCCCGACGACGGGGGCGAAGGCGGCGGGGAGTCCGGCGAGACCGAAGGCGGCAAGCCGGAGGGCGAGTCCGGGAAGTCCGAGGGCGACGGCGACAAGCCGCTTGGCCCGGGTGGCGAGAAAGCACTCGCAGCGGAGCGGGAGGCGCGCAAGGCGCTGGAGAAGCGCATCGCCGCGCTGGCGCCGCTGGAGAAGCTCGCCACGGCCCTGGGTGGCGGTGACGTCGACAAGGGCAAGACCGAGGTGGAGCAGCTCACCGAGCGGCTGGCCGCGCAGGAGCGGGCCATCGCCGACGAGCGGACCGCCCGCTGGCGCGCCGAGGTGCAGGCGGAGAAGAAGCTCACCGCGGTGCAGGCGGCCCGGCTGGTCGGGTCCTCAAGAGAGGAACTGCTGGCGGACGCCGACGAGCTGCTCGCCGCCTTCGGCGGCACCGGCCAGGACGACCAGGCAGGCCAGAACGGCGCCCGGCGGCCGGGCATGCGACCGGATCCGGCTCAGGGCGCGAGGCCCGGGCAGAAGACGTCGTCGCTGGAGTCCGGCAAGTCCCTGTACGGCGAGCGGCACAACAAGAAGACGACCACGACAACCTAGGAGCGCGAGGGCGATGAACCTCAACCCCGTGACCGAGACCTTCCAGAACGAGGACCAGCGGTGGCTGGGGTCCGCCCACGCAACCGAGTCCGCCGAGTCGATCACGCTGGACACCAGCGCGTTCACGTCGGGCACCCACTACCCCAACGGCTACTTCCCGTCCGGCCTGCCGCTCGGGAAGATCACCGCGACGGGGTTGTACGGCCCGTACAGCGACGCCGCGTCCGACGGCCGGGAGACCCTCGTCGGGCTCCTGCTGTGCACGGTCGACGCGCCGAGCGTCAACACCCAGGACCCGCAGGGCGCGCTGCTCTGGCACGGCCGGGTCATCGAGTCCCGTCTGCCGATCGCGATCGACGCCAACGGGCGTGCCGACGTGGCCGGCCGGATCCGGTTCGTCTGAGAAGGGAGGTAGCCGAACATGCTGCTCAACGCTGACTACATCGAGCCCGTCGAGCTGACCGGGTACGTCCGGGAGGCTGCGGCGAACCTGCCGGTCAACCAGTTCTCGCTGGCGCGGTGGCTGCCGAACCGGCCGATCGACGACCTGGAGTACCGGTTCACCCGGGGTGGTGAGGGTCTCATCGAGGCCGCCACGTTCCGCGCGTACGACGCCGAGTCGCCGATCGGGCACCGGCCGGGCCTGACCCGGGTGTCGGGTGAGCTGCCGCCGATCAGCCGGAAGATCCGGCTCGGGGAGTACGACCGGCTGCGTCAGCGGTCGGCGAACGCGACGGCGGTCCGTGACGCGATCCTCACCGACGCGGAGCGGATGGCCCGGTCGGTGGCGGCCCGTCTGGAGCTGGCCCGGGGTGACGCGCTGGTCAACGGCTCGGTCACGATCAACGAGAACGGTGTGGTGGCCACGGTCAGCTTCGGCCGGTCCGGCAGCCACTCCGTCACGCCCGGCACGCCCTGGTCGACGATCGCGTCGGCGACGCCGCTGGCGGACCTGCTGTCCTGGCAGCAGACCTACATCACCAGCAACGGTGAGGCGCCCGGCGCGATGGTCATGCCCAGCACCGTGCTGGGCTACCTGCTGCGTAACGCCGAGATCCGCGCCCTGGTCGGGTCGACGCTGGGGGTGCCGTCGCGGGTGTCGCAGGCGGCCCTGCGGGGCATCCTCGACGACCACGGACTGCCGCCGTGGTACATCGTCGACGAGCAGATCAACGTCAACGGGTCGGCGGTGCGGCCGATCCCGATCGACCGGTTCCTGTACCTGCCGGCGCCGGTGGACCCGAACGACGCGGACGGCACCCAGCTCGGTGCGACCCTGCTGGGCACGACCGCCGAGTCCCTGGACCCGCGGTACAGCCTGGAGGAGGCCGAGCGTCCGGGCATCGTCGCGGGCGCGTACACGACCGAGGACCCGATCGCGGTGTGGACGAAGGCCGCGGCGATCGGCCTGCCGGTGTCGGTGAACCCGGACCTGTCGTTCGTGGCGGACGTGGCGTGAGCCGCCCGGAGCTGGCCACGTACGTGCACGTGGCGGACGAGCAGGGCACGGCGCATGTGTTCGGTCCGGGTGATCGGGTGCCGGACTGGGCGGTCGGGAAGATCGTCAACCCGAAGGCGTGGAAGGGCGGCAAGGCGCCGGGCCCGGCCGAGTCGCCGGAGGACGAGATGGCCCGGTTGCAGGCCCGGATCAACGCCCTGAAGGCCGCCGTCGCCGCGGGCACGGGCCCCGGCCAGAGCGTCGACACCGCCGGCGACCCGGACGAGGGCGAGCCGGTGCCGCCGCCGAAGGGCGGTCCGGGGTCGGGTGCTCCGGCGTGGCGGGCGTACGCGGCGGCCAACGATGTCGAGGTGGAGGCGGATGCGTCCCGTGAGGACGTGATCGCGGCTCTCGACGAGGCGGGTGTCCGCACCGAGTAGGACTCCGGTCGGCCTGGGTCTCCCCGTCCTGGGCCGACCGGACCACCCCGAGGGGGCAACGTGCCTGACCTGTTCACGCTGGAGCAGCTCGCCTCGTACATGCAGCAGGATCTCGACCTGGCGTCGGCGACGCTGGCGCGGCTGCTGGCGACGACCCTGATCCGCAACGAGATCGGCGGCACCCGGTACGACGCGCTGACGGATCTGTCGCCGCTGCTGCCGGTCGCCCTGGACGTGGCCCGGCGGCTGATGGACCCGCAGAAGGGCTTGCAGTCGTCGACCAGGCAGGTGGACGACTACCGGGAGACGGACACGTACGTGACGGGCTCGCCGGGTGCTCCAGCGCTGACGGCGGACGAGCGGGATCGGGTCCTGAAAGCGGTGGGGCTCAGCCCGTCGGGGGCGTTCACGATCCGCCCGGGCGCTCCGGCGCGACCGGTCCGTGGGTGTGGGGAAGCGGCTCGGCCGCTGCGCTGGTAGGAGGGTCTGTGGCGACGAGAATTTCAACGGCGGCCCGCAACGCGGCGGCCTCGGCGATCGCGGGTCTGCTGGATGGCGGTCCGGCGGCGGGCACGATCAAGGTGTACACGGGCTCGCAGCCGGCGACGGCGAACGATGCCGAGTCGGGCACGCTGCTGGTGACGTTCACGCTGGCCGATCCGGCGTTCGGTGCTGCCAGCTCGGGCGTGGCCACGCTGGCGGGTACGCCGCTGTCCGCAACGGGCGCCGCGAACGGCACGGCCGGGTGGTTCCGGGCTGAGGATTCGACCGGCGCGAACGTGCTGGACGGATCCGTGACCGCGACCGGTGGCGGTGGGGACCTGGAGCTGTCCACCACGACCATCTCGATTGGTCTGACGGTGGAGTTGACGTCCGGCTCGGTGGCGATGCCCGCGAGCTGATCGGAGGTGGCCGGTGGCGACCCTGACCAACAGCTTCGAGGGCGGGACGGCCGGCGACACGATCACCACCGGCAACAGCGGCGGATCGTCCGGCGACGCGTGGACGCTGACCGGCGACACGGCCGGCGGGTCGTGCACGTACTCGGCGACCGGCCCGTCGCACGGCTCCCGCTGCATGGCGGTGACGTTGGGCGCGACGGGCGGCGCGGTGCGACGCGGATGGAGCGTCAACGCCGAGGACTCGACGAACACCCAGCACTTCCGCTTCTACATCGATCCGGGCAGCGTCTCTGGCACGGTCAGCCCGTTGCGGGCCATGAACGTGACCAGCTCGGCACAGCGGTTCCGGGTGCAGCTCACCGCCGCCGGGGTGCTGACCTTCCACAACAACGGCAACGCCACCTTGTGGACGTCGTCGGCGTTGGCGGCGGGTACGCAGTGGCGGGTAGAGGTGTCGGCGGCCGGGTCGACGTCGGCGACGGCCCGGGTGCGAATCTTCGCCGGGGATGCGACCTCCGCGAGCCAGGATTCCGGCGATCTGACCGGCGTCAACATGGGCGGTCCGCTGCGGGAGGTGTGGTTCGGCCAGACCGGCGCCACGTCGAACGTGTCGCTGCGCCTCGACGAGGTCGGATGGTCGGACACGGCCCCGCTCGGCCCTGCGACGTCGCCGACGGTGTCCGGCATCCTGGCCGGGTCTCTGCCGCCGCTGTCGGCGTCTGCCGCCGGGTCGGCCCGCTCGTCGGGTGCGGCCGTCGTGCTGCTGCCGGGCCTGTCGGCTGCTCTGGCGGGTGCGGCGCGGGCGTCGGGTGCGGCCTCGGTATCGCTGCCTGCGGTGTCGGTTGCCCTGGTCGGTGGCGCGTCCTCGGCGGGTGTGCTGGCGGCCGGTCTGCCTTCCGTCTCGGCCTCGATGGTCGGGTCGGCGCGGGCGGCCGGGCTGGTCGTGGTGTCGCTGCCCGCGCTGGCGGTGTCGGCGGCCGGCGGCGTTCGCGCTCCTGGCGTGCTGGCTGCCGTGCTGCCGTCGCTGGCGGTAGCCCTGGTGGGCGGGTCGGAGTCGGCGGGCGGGATCGTGCCGCGCCCGGTGGAGGGCGTGGTGGTGCGGCCTGCTGGCGGTGTGGTGGTGCGGCCGGCGGCGGGTGTGGTGACGCGACCGTAGGAGGTGCCCGTGGATGCGCTGTTGGGTCGAGGCCGGGCGATGGCTGAGCGGCTGATGGCCGATGAGTGCCTGATCCGCCGCCGCACCGGTAAGGCGACGGACCCGGTCACTGCGGTGGTCACGCCGACGTACGCCACGGTCTACGAGGGTCGGTGTCGGGTGCAGCAGCCGACGTCGGCGGCCCGTGAGGAGACTCCAGGCCAGGCGGTATTACTCATGCTGCGCTTCGAGCTCCAGGTGCCGGTTAGCGCGGTGGGGATCGCGGCCGATGACGAGGTGCTGCTGACAAAAGCGGCGCACGACCCGGACCTGCTCAACCGCGAGTTCGTGGTGCGTGGCCTCTCGCACAAGTCGCATCCGGTGATGCGGCGGGTCGAGGTAGAGGAGCGCACGAGTTGAGCGGCGTGGAGTTCGAGCACCGGGAACTGGATCGCTGGGTGCGGACCCTGGACAGCGCAGCCGAGGACGCCATCCCTGAGGCACGCAAGGTCGTCCAGAAGGGTGCGCTCAACATCAAGAAGGACGCCCAGCAGCGGATCTCGGGCCTCAAGCACGCCCCCGCGTATCCGTACGCGATCACGTACGACTCGAAGGAGACGGCCGGCGGCGCGGAGGCGGAGATCGGCCTGGACAAGAACAGGCGGCAGGGTGCGCTCGGCAACATCCTGGAGCTGGGCACAGTGAAGAACCCGCCCCGCCCGCACATGATCCCCGCAGCTCAGGCTGAGGAGCCCAGGTTCGAGAAGGCGCTCGCCGACCTCGCCGAGCGGCTGCTGAGGCGGTCATGACGGTCCAGGCGCACGCCGCCGCGTTTCTCGACTTGCTGCGCGCGGACGACCGGCTGACCGTGCTTGACGGGGAGGTGCCGGACGAGGTTCGGCCGCCGTACGTGCTGGTCTACATCACCGTGGACGACTCGGACGGCCAGAGCCCCGATTGGGGGGATGGTCTGGACGGTGACTCTGGGGTGGTGACGGCGCGTGCCTACTGCCACAGCGTGGGCGGGTCGGCGGATGCCGCTCGAATCGTCGCCGGATACGTACGGGAAGACCTGCTTGACCGGGAGCCGCCAGTGGAAGGCAGGACGCAGGGGAAGATCCGCAAGGACTTCTCCAGTCCGCCGGTCAAGGACGAGTCGACCGGGGTCGTGGTGATGGATCAGATCGACGTGTACCGGCTGCGCACCAACCCGGCTTAGCGGGGTCGCAGCACGGTGAGCAGCACGTAGGCGATCACCGCCGTCACGGCCACCGCGAGGATGTGCAGCCCTCCGGTGGCGCCGCCGGATCCGGCGATGCAGCCGGCGAGGAGTCCGGCGACGGCGGCCACGAAGACCCGGTTGCCGGTGTGGTTGAGGCTCCACCGCGATTCGTGCTGCTGATCAGTCATGCCGCGCACCGTAGCGGTCGCGTGCATCTTCTACGGCCCGGAGACGGGATCACGACACATGGAAGGGGCCGCCGCATGGCGCTGCTCACCGCAACCTCGGTCACCAGCGCGGCGACGACCGTCGCTCCGGCGGCCATGTCCACCTCCGACACCGTGTCGGCTTCCGACATCGGGGTCAACGGCGCGCTGTTGCAGGTCATCAACGGCGGCGGGTCGCCGGTCAACGTCACGCTCGCCGACCCGGGTGTCACCCGGGTCGGGAACGCGGGCACGGCCGCCCCGCAGGCGGTGGCGAACGGCGCCGACCGCTGGTTCCGGCTCAGCCCGGGCCACGTGAATCCGGCCACGGGGGTGGCGACGGTGACGTTGTCGTCGGCCACGTCGGTCACCTACAAGCTGATCCGCTGCTGAGAGGGCGAGCGATGGCGAAGACGACCTACTGGATGACCGACGGGTACGGTGCCGCCGCCCTGGTCGAGGGTGCCGACGAGCGGGACCGGTGGAAGCCGCTGGGCTGGTCGGTGGTCGACGGCGAGAAGGCCCTGGCTGGTGTGACGCACGTCTGGCTGCGGCACGAGGACCACGGCCAGCGGGCGAAGTTCCCGGCCGGCGCGGTGGAGCTGTGGCAGGCGAAGGGTTGGCACCCCAGCGACCCGCCCGAGCCCACCAGCCCGTTCAACGCCGACCAGCCGGCCGACGTGCTGCCGGCGCAGGTCGCCGCGCCCGTCGAGAAGTCCGTGACGACCGAGCCGGCTCCGGCCGCGAAGACCAAGGAGAAGTAGGACATGGCGGACATCCCCGGCGACGGTAAGACCAGGGCGGACTGGGTTCCGGCCATCGCCAACAAGAACGCCCCCACCACGTCCGAGCTGAACGCGGGCATCCGGGTCAGCCAGTGGGCGACCGCCGACGGCCTGGCCGGGTTCCGGCCGGAGACGGCGGACGTGCCGGTGACCGGCCTGGAGGACACCTTCGACACCAACACGAACGGTCGGCGCAGCTTCTCGGGCACGATGATGCGCTTCAAGAAGCAGACCGGGAGCGACGTGGTCTACACGACCATGACCCCGGACACCGAGGGTTTCATCGTGATCCGACGGTCGGTGGCGGCGGCGACCGCCTACGCGTCCGGCCAGGACGTCCAGGTGTACCCGGTGATCTGCGGCGAGACGGCGTGGCTCGACCCCGAGGCCAACACGGTGGAGCGCTTCGAGGTGCCGCTGAAGATGCGCGAGCAGCCGGCCCTGCGGGCTGTCGTCGCCTGACCCTGAGCGCGGGGGCAGACCACCTGGCCGGTCTGCCCCCGCTTCATGTCCAGGGCCAGGGCGAAAGGCCAGGACACGAGCATGACCAGCATCAAGGACCGCATCAAGAAGGCCAGCCACAACACCAAGCGCATCCCCGTGTACCTCGGGCTCGACCACAACCTCCTCGACGAGTACCAGCAGGCGCTCAGCGACCTGGAGGACGCGGAGAGCCGCGCCCCGGACGCCGACACGTCGACCTACGGCGACAGTCTGGAGTCGGTGCCGACCAGTCAGGCGGTGGTCGAGCAGCGTGAGCGTGTGCAGCAGCTCCGCGATCGGCTCGACGAGTACAAGGTGATGCTGACGATCCGGCCACTCGACGACGACGAGTGGGAGCGTGTGCGTCTGGCGCATCCTCCCCGTCGTGGCGGCGACGGCGTCGAGGCTGACCTGCGGGACACCGACTCGCAGTTCAACACGAGCACCTTCCCGGGTGGGCTGTTGCGTGCCGCCGTGGTCGATCCGCAGCTCGATGACGAGGACTGGGGTCGTCTGCTCGGCACCGACGGTCAGCCGGCGCTTCTGCCCATGCCGCAGCAGCACCAGGCGGCCGACGAGGTGCTGCGGATCTCCCGGCACCGGCTGAACATCCCTTTCTCGTAGGCCGCATCGCCGCCGATCCGCTGCTGCGGGATCGGTTGGAGGCGGCTGAGCGGCGGGGCATCAGCCTGAAACGCCTCGGCGGCTGGGAGCCGATCACCACCACCGAGTACGAGTACGACGAGTCCGGTCGGCTGGTGCGGTCCTGGTCGCAGCCGGAGAGCGAGTGGGACCAGGACCAGCAGGCGTGGGTGGACGCGTGGGCCGAGTACCGGGCCCAACGCTGCCCGTGCGGGTGTGGCCAGCGGTACGCCGACGTCACCTCCGAGGAGGAGGGCGGGCCGCAGTTCGTCGCGGACCGGAAGGTGTGCCGGGCCCGCCTGGCGCTGCTGGAGGCGCAGAAGGCCGCTGAGACGCAGGACGTCATCGGCGGCGCCCGTCTGTGGCAGGTCCGCATGGTCGACGAGAGGGGGTGACGGGTGGCTGCGCTGCGCACGATCGGGGTGCGGATCCAGGCTGACGTCGCCGGCTACAAGGCCCGGCTGAATGAGGCCAGCAAGTCGACCAAGGACTTCGCCGCCGAGATGAACAAGGCGGCCACCGGCGGCCAGCTCGACCAGGTCGCCGACTCGGCGGCGCTGATGGGCGCCGGTCTGGTGGCCGCGTACGGCTTCGCGATCAACGAGTTCGCCAAGTTCGAGAAGCAGATGTCGTCGGTCCAGGCCGCGACGCAGGCGAGTGCGCAGGAGATGGAGCTGCTGCGCGAGGCGTCGATGCAGGCCGGCAAGGACACCGCCTACTCGGCGACCGAGGCTGGTCAGGCAGTCGAGGAGCTGGCCAAGGCCGGTGTGGCGACGGCCGACATCCTGCGCGGTGGTCTGGCTGGTGCTCTCGACCTCGCCGCCGCCGGTCAGCTCGACGTGGCCGAGGCAGCAGAGACTGCCGCGAGCGCGATGGTGCAGTTCAAGCTCGACGGCAGCAAGGTTCCGCACATCGCCGACCTTCTCGCCGCCGCCGCCGGCAAGGCTCAGGGCAGCGTGCACGACATGGGGTACGCCCTGTCGCAGGCGGGTCTGGTGTCCGCGCAGATGGGGCTGAGCATCGAGGACACCGTCGGTACGCTGGCCAGCTTCGCGAGCGCGGGCCTGCTCGGCTCGGACGCCGGCACGTCGCTCAAGACCGCGATGCTGATGCTGGCGAATCCGACGGAGAAGGCCGCCGACCTCATGGAGGAACTCGGCCTGGTGACGTACGACGCCAACGGCAACTTCGTGGGCATCGTCAACTTGGCAGGGCAGCTCAAGACGCAGTTGGGGCAGCTCACCCAGGAGCAGCGCAACGCCGCCCTCGCGCAGATCTTCGGCTCGGACGCGATCCGGGCCGCGTCGATCCTCTACGAGCAGGGTGCTCACGGCATCCAGGGCTGGATCGACAAGGTCGATGACCAGGGCTACGCGGCCGAGACCGCGCGGCTCAAGACCGACAACCTGATCGGTGACCTGGAGCGGCTGCGCGGCGAGCTGGACAACCTAGCCATCCAGGCGGGCGAGGGTAGTGCGGGTGGGCTGCGGTGGCTGGCGCAGGCCGCCGAAGGCGTGGTGGCCCAGTTCGGCAGCTTGCCGCCGGCCGTGTCCGGGACCGCGCTGGCGGTGACCGGCCTGACCGGTGGCCTGCTGCTGCTCGGTGCCGGGTGGGTGAAGGCGCGCCGCTCCAACCAGGAGATGCTGTCCGAACTGCGGGCGACGGGTCCAGCGGGCCGCCAAGCCGCCCGGGGCCTGGAGACCGCGCAGCGTGGTGCGACGAGGGCGGCCGGGGCGTTCGTGGCGCTCCAGCTCGCCGGTGCCGCCCTCAGCTCGCTCCAGACAGACCTCAAGCCGCAGGTGGAAGCGCTCGGCAAGGGCCTCGCCACCTGGGGGCAGTCGGGGCATCTGGCGGGCGAGGCCGCCCGGGTGCTCGGCAAGGACATGGAAGACCTGTCGACCGGGATGAAGTACCTGGCCGACACCGACAACTCGCGTCGGCAGTGGACGCGGCGGCTGCAAGACGGCCTGGAGTCGCTGATCCCCGGCCTGGACGGCACCAACCGGTCCCTCACGAAGACCCGTGAGCGGGTGGAGGCGATGGACCAGGCCCTCGCCGGGATGGTCCAGCAGGGGCAAGCCGATCAGGCGGCGGCCGTGTTTGCGAAGCTCTCCGAGGAGGCTGCGAAGCAGGGCGTCACCGTCGATGAGCTGCGGAAGATCTTCCCCGGCTATGTGGCCGCGCTGGAGACGGCCGGTCCGGCGTCGGACAAGGCTGCTGGTGCGGTCGGGTCGGTCGGGAAGGCGGCCGAGGAGGCGGCGAAGCGGACGCAGGAACTCAAGGATGCGTTCGACTCGCTGTTCGAGTCGCAGATGACGGCCGACCGGGCGGCCCTCAAGAGCGCGGACGCGATCGAGGCGCTCGACGAGACGTTCCGCAAGCACAAGTCGACGATCGACATCACCACCGAGTCGGGCAAGGCCAACCGCAAGGCCATCCTCGACCGCATCGACACGATCAAGGAGGAGCGGGACGCCCGGCTGGCTCAGGGCGAGTCGCTCGACAAGGTGAACCGGCGCTACGTCAAGGACATCGACGGCCTGCGGAAGTCGATGCGTCAGGCCGGGTTCACCAAGGAGGCCGTCGAGGAGCTGACCGGCGCGTACCGGGACATCCCCCGGACCGCCCGGACCACTGTCGAGGTGGTGGGCGACAAGAAGGCCCGCGACAAGCTCGGTGAGATGTACGTGCGTCAGCGCGCTCTGGCGAAGGGCACGACCATCGCCGAGGAGCAGCGCCGTTACGACAAGCTGAACGCGTTCGCGGACGGCGGGTGGACCGGCCCGGGCGGCAAGTACACCCCGGCGGGTGTGGTGCACGCCGACGAGTTCGTGATCCGCAAGGAGTCGCGGCAGCGCATCGAGCAGCGGCATCCGGGTCTGCTGGAGGAGATGAACGCCACCGGCCAGGTCCACGGCTACTACAACGGTGGTCGGGTGGTGCGGTGGCCGTTCCCGGTGACCGCCGAGTACACGAAGGTGCCGTCGTGGCGTGAGGTGGCGGCGCAGGTGACGCCGAACTTCGGGCCGTGGCCGCCGTCCCCGTCGGCGCAGCGCGGTGACTCCGACGTGTGGCGGGGCATCGTGGCCCGGATCCGCGCCACCGGCCCCCTGTCCGGCTCGTTCGGTAACGGCTACCGGCCGGGCGATCCGCTGTGGCACGGGTCGGGTCGGGCCGTGGACTGGATGGGCTACAACCAGGACGCCCTGTCGACGCTGATGACGGGGTGGCGTCCCCTGGAGCTGATCCACCGCACGAACCGGCGCGACTACGCGTACACGCGGGGCGTCAACAAGGGCTCGTTCAGCAACGCGCTGATGGAGGCGCACCGCAACCACATCCACATCGCGATGGCGGACGGCGGGGTGATCCGTGAGCCGGTGTACGGCATCGGCGTCGACACGGGCCGCAGCTACAGCTTCGCGGAGCGGGGCCCGGAGACCGTCGTCCCCGGCGTCGGGGCGATGGCCGGCGGTGGCCGGACCGTCGTCGAACACATCCACCGGCACGTGGTCGTCCTCGAGGGCAACGGCGTGCTGCGCGAGTTTCGCCGCGAGGTCGAGCTGAACGGCGGCGACGTGCAGAACACCTTCGGGAGGAAGAAGCGGTGACCTTCCCGCTGCAAGTCCGGGTTCAGGTGGCACCCGGCGTTGATCCGGCGTCGGACCCGGCCGGGTGGGTGTGGCAGACGGTCACCTCCGAGGTCCGGCCGGGGGTGCGCATCACTCGGGGGCGCACCGACGAGGCGGGTGAGACGCAGCCGTCTCGCTGCGTCCTTGCCGTCGATCACGCCGGTGGCCTGCGACTGCGGCGTGGCTGGGGCCTTCGGGTGCTGGTTCAGGTCGCGGGCGTCTGGCATGTCCGCATGACCGGCGTCATCGACGAGTTGGCACCGCGGCTGGTCGACGGGGCGATCGACACGTACGTGGTCGAGGTGCAGGCGTCGGGGGTGATGCATCGGCTGCTCAAGGGTGGTCCGCTGCGGTCGCCGCTGACCCAGTTCCTGTCCGGTCAGAGCGTGCTCACGGCGTGGTTGCCGCTCGAGGACTCGGCCACCACCACCGATCCGACCCGAGGTGTGCCCGGCCAGCCGCGCGCCACCGCGGCGGCGGTGGAGTGGGGGCAGCGCGACGAGGGCATGCCGGGGTCGCTGTCGGTGGCCCGTCTGGAGTCGGCGGCGGCGCGGATCGTGATGCCGGTGCCGACCGTCGAGCAGATCGGTGTCGGCGGGCAGATCCTCGCGACGGTCGGCTGGTACTGGCGGGCGTTCACGACGCTGGGCTCCACGCCGATCGACATCGCGGTCATCAGCGTGCGTAGCGAACAGGTGTCCCGGCTGGTCATTCGGGCGAACGAGACCGGCCTGACCATCGTGGCGCAGGACAGTGCGGGTGCGACGGTGCACAGCCTGTTCGCGCCGTGGTCGGTGGCGCACCCGTCCGAGGGGTGGGTGGGCATCCGCATCCAACTGGAGCGGCCCGATCTTCTGCCGGCGCTGCGGCTGCACGCCTCTCTGCACGCCGTGGGATCGCTCCAGTGGATGAACTACGCGTCGACGTTGGGTAGCTTCCCGTGGGGGCACGACGGGTTCAGCCAGGTGGAGACGGTGTGGGCGGGCGGCTCCGGCTGGTCGCAGCTCTACGCCGTCAACCTGACGACCGCGCCACCGCAGACGATCTGGCCTGCCAGCGGCTACGTGCGGGAGCCGGCCGCGAATCGTCTGGTCCGTGCCTGTGCGACGGCGGGTGTGCAGCTCGCCCCGGTGGGTGCGACGGGCACGAGCATGGGTCCTCAGCCGCCCGGCACGCTGATGGCGGTGATGCGGGACGTCGAGGACGCCGACGGGGGCACCCTGTTCGAGGGCCGCGATGGCCGATTCGCCTACCTACCTCGGGTCTCCCGGTACAACCAGCCGACCGCGCTGCCGCTGACGTACAGCCAGTTGGCGCCGCCGCTGGCGCCGACGGATGACGACCGGTACGTCCGTAACGACTGGACGGTCAGCCGCACCGGTGGCGGTTCGGCGCAGTTCGTCGACGACGCGCATGTCGCCGAGTTCGGCCGCTATGACGAGTCGGCGGCGATCAACCTGTCCAGCGACAACCGGCTGCGGGACCGGGCGGCGTGGCGGGTGCACCTCGGCACCGTCGACGATCTGCGCTATCCCGTGCTGAGCGTCAACTTCCGGCGTCCGGCCACCACGCCCGCCATCGCCGCGTGGCTGGCCTGCGACATCGGCTCCCGCATGACCGTGACCGGCGTGCCGGAGGCCATGGGCCCTGGCGTCATCGATCAGATCATCGAGGGCTACACCGAGACCATCGACAAGTACGAGTGGCGGGCGGAGATCAACACGTCTCCAGCGTCGCCGTGGGGGGTGTTCGTGGTAGGCGACCAGGCGCGCGGCCGACTGGATACGGCCGGATCGGAGCTGGCGACGTCAGCGCTGGTGGCGTCCACGGACCTGCTGGTGGCCACCGATCCCGGCCGCAAGCGGTGGATCACCAGCAGCGAACGGCCGCAGGACTTTCCGATGTTCGTGTGGGTGGGTCCGGAGGTGGTGCAGGTCGACGCGATCACCGACACCTCCTCGCCGCAGCTATTCAGCGTGACCAGGGCGGTCAACGGGATCGCGATCGAGCATCCGGCGGGTACGCGGGTGCGGGTCGCACGGTGGGGGGTGTGACGTGACTGTCATCTGGATGATCAACGGCAACGGCGGTCCGACCAGCATGGCGGTGTCGGTGCGGGTCACGACCGGCCCGACGATCCGCATCGGTCGCTCCACGGCGCCGGATTTCAGCTCACCGGTGTGGTCGTCGGCCCTGACGGTCAACTCGACCGGGCAGGTGAAGGGCGGATGGTCCGGGCTGACGCCGGGCACCCGCTACTGGTGGCGCGTCGAGGACAACGGCGTGGTCGACACCAGCGTGACCGGAACGTTCGTGACCGATCCGGCGCCGGTGGGCGACCCGGCGTCGTACACCGTCGCCTGCATCGGCGACGCCGGCATCACACCGGTCGTACCAGGCGTGACCGGCGCGGCGGTGTCCCGGCTCAGCAACCACCCGATCTTCGACACGATCCGGCAACGGGCGCTGGCCGAAGGGTGGCTGGCGGTCATCCACCACGGGGACCTGCACTACTACGACCTGGGCAGCGGCAGCCACGGGCTCAGCTCGGCGGCGAGCGTCGCCCAGTACCGGGGCGCCCTAGACGACGTGTTCGCGCAGCCGCGCCAGCACGAGCTGTACCGCAGCGCCCAGTTCGCGTGGATGCACGATGACCACGACTACGGGCCCAACGACTCCGACTCCACGTCGCCCGGCCGAGCCAACTACCTACAGGTGTACCGCGAGCGGATCGCCACCCCCACGCTGCCGCTCGGTGCCGGGAATCCGGTGTTCTACTCGTGGCAGACGGGCCGGGTGCTGCACATCCTGTCCGACACCCGGTCGGCGCGGGTGCCCGGCTCCACGATGCTCGGCGCGGCCCAGCTCGCGTGGCTCCAGACCCTGCTGGCCACGTCGACTGCCGAGGCGCTCGTCTGGCACATGCCCACGCCGTGGCTCGGGCTGGGCGCCGACACCTGGGCCGGCTTCACGTCGGAGCGGGCCACGATCGTCGGCTGGCTACAGGCCCGGAACTGGCACCGCCGCATGGTGATGATCAACGCCGATGCGCACACCCTCGCGATCAGCTCGGCGGCAGGCAACGCCCACGGCGGCTTCCCTGTCGTCCTGTGCGCCGGCCTCGACGCCTCACCCCACACCTGGACGGCGCAGTACGACCAGGGCATGTGGCCCGGCCGCGAGCAGTACGCCACCGTCCGCGTCGATGACACCGGCCGCGACATCTCCCTGACCGCCACCGTGTGGCGCCGCACCCGCCCCATCCGGTGGGTGGCCGTCAACACCGGCGGCACCACCCATGTGGCCGCCGGCAGCCCCGCCAACGCCCTAGCCCTGTGAGGTGCCGATGACCATCGACTTCTACGCGGGCATGGTGCCCACCGCCGACGACTTCGCCGACCTGGTCGCGTCCTACGTGACCCAGAGCGTCGCAGCGACGCGCATCAGCACCGTCACTGTCGCGGACAGCGCGATCATCTGCCCCGTCGACGGCCTCACCGAAATCAACCTGTCGGCCAGGTGGACGTCGCTCGGCGGCGGGATCCGCTGGTGCTGGCGTTACACCGGCACCGTCGCCCTCACCTCGCGGGACATCCTGTCGGCCGGTCAGACGGTGTCGGCCAACACCGGCACCGCCGCGATCCGAGACATTCGACTGCGGCAGATCGCCACCATCAACGAGGAGCAGTTGGTGACGCACTTCGACAACGCGGCCACGCAGCTCATCCAGGAGCGGCTCATCGTCAGCGGCGGCGGCGAGGTCGTGTTCCAGTTCGCACAGAACACCAGCAACGCCAACGCCACCACCCTGGCCAGCGGGTCGTTCGCCACCGTCCAGAAATTGAGGCAACTGTGACCAGAGCGCCCGCCAACCTGCTCGCCGCCCGACGGCTCCTCATCGAGCACCTCGGCCCCGGCGCCCAAGCCGCCGGGGTGACGATTCTCGACCCGCTCGGCTCCCCGGCGTGGGAGGTCGGCATCGTGCCCGACGCCAACCACCGAGGCGGCTACCACTGCGGCTCCGACCGGGTCGTCGCGAACGACTACTCGGTGGTCGAGTCGCCCCGCGACAAGGCTGGCCTGACCCTGGACGCGGCGGCCCTCGACGTCGGCATGTTCCGGGTGCGGACCCCGCTGGGGGTCTTCGACCTGCGGCACTACTCGACGTGGCTGGTGCGGCAGTGCGCGGCAGGTGCCGCCGACACCCAGCACATCCGCGAGGTCATCTACTCGCCGGACGGCAAGGTGGTGCGCCGCTGGGACCGGCTGGGCCGGCGTGCGACCGGCGATCGGTCGCACCTGACGCACACCCACGAGTCGTACTTCCGCGACGCCATCAAGGCGGACGCGGATCTGTCGGCGGTGAAGCGCCGCTACCTCATCCACATCGGCCTCATCAGGGCCACTGGCAGCAGCAACAACAGCACAGGGGGGACCGACATGTTCGTTCAGCAGGGCAACGACGGCGAGGGCGTCAAGTACCTCCAGTACCGGCTCGTGAAGCTCGGCTTCCTCAAGGCCGCCGACGTGGACGGCAAGTACGGGCCCGGCACGGCGGCGGCGGTCGCCGCGGCGGAGAAGGCGCACGGCGTGGAAACCGACGGCTCGAAGGCCCTCGCGGTGACGTGGACGCGTCTCGACGAGCTGTTCGCGAAGCGCTTCGCGGGCAAGGACGGTGAGCCTGGCAATCTCGCGACGCCGTTCCGGATGGTCGTCACCTCCGTCGAACCCGTCTACGGCAAGCAGAGCTGACCCAGGTGGCGACGATCGTCGTCACCGGCCGCCACAGGCCACACGAGGTCATGTTCCTCGCCCTCAGCGCCGTGGTCGGCACCCTGTTCGTCGCCGGGGCCCGGCCACCGGGCACCATCGAGCAGCTCGTCGACCCGTGGGTGCTGTGGACCTGGTACGTGCTGCTCCTCGGCTCCGGCATCATCGGCCTGATCTCGATCGCCATGCCCAACACCTACCGGGCGCTGGTGCTGGAGCTGGCGGCCATGCACGGGCAGGTGGCGGCGCCGCTGCTGTACGGGCTGGCGCTGCTGTCCACCGGCTCACCGAGGGTCAGCTTCGCGGCCGGGTTCTGTCTCACCTGGGCGGTGGCGTCGGCGTGGCGCGGCTGGCAGGTGTGGCAGGGCATGCGGGTGCTGCGACAGGAGGGCGGACGGTGACCGGCAACGTGTGGGCGCTGCTCGCGGCAGCCGTCGGCGGAGGCGGGCTGGCCGGGGTGGTGACCACGCTGATCGCGGGCATGCTGGCCCGGCCGAAGACCCGCGCCGACGCGGTGAAGGTACTCACCGACAGCGCGTTGCAGCAGGTCAACGAGCTACAAGAACGCACCGCCGAAGCGGAGCGGGAAGCGTCGGCCGCCCGCGTGGAGGTGGCGGAGACACGCCGGCAGATGCGGGAGCTGGCCGGGGAGATCGACGCTGCGGTGGCGACGCTGCGGACGTGGCGGGCGGCGATCCTGTCGACGCCGGGCGTGCCGGAGCCGCTGTTGGTGATGGTCCGCGACCCGGGCGGCACCATCAACGGCCGCCACCTGTAGGCCACTGCCACGGGTGGTCGTGCTGCACCACCCACCGGCAGCCGTCGGCCTGACACCGCCACTGACGGCCCATCTCACTGCACACCTGGCACTGCCCCCACCCGGGGGTGGTGCGCGGGCGTCCGCCCGGGTCGCGATGCCCGGCAGGGCACACCTCAGGCACCTCGGCGACACCGCCGCTGACCTGCCTGTACCTCGTCACACCCTCACAGTAGGAGAGATCATGGAGAAGTACGGCAAGGCTCTGGCCGCTGTCCTGGGCGCCGTGCTGGTCGCCCTGTACGCCGCACTCGGCGGCGACAACCACATCGGGTCCACGGAGATCGTGCAGGTCGGCATCGCCGCCGCCACCGCGATCGGCGTGTACCTGGTGCCGCTCGCCCCGCAGTACCGGTGGGGCAAGACCGCCGTCGCGGTGATCCTCGCCGTCCTCCAGGCGCTGGCCACCAGCGTGCTGGGTGGGCTGGACGCCGGGGAGTGGATCGTGCTGGTGCTGGCGGGGTTGACGGCGGCGGGTGTCGCGGTGGCTCCGGCGGTGTCGGACAACGGCATCGGCTCCCGAACGCCGGTCGCACCCGGCCGGTAGACTCCACGGCGCGGTGCCACCGGTTCTAGGACGGTAGCGCCGACCAACATCGAAGCGCCCCACCTGCTGCCTGATGGCGGCCGGTGGGGCGCTTTCGTGTGTCCGGAGGTCAGGCGGCCGGCGCGACCTCGTATCGGCCGTAGCTGCCCTCCGGCTTGACCACCATCCCCGCCACCATCAGGTCACCCAGCAGGTTGTGCACCTGCCGCTCGCTGTAGCCGGTGGCTTCCTTGATGGTCGACGGCTTCCAGTAGCCGGCGCGGATCGCCGCGAGCACCTTCTCGTGGCCCTCCTTCAGCGTCTTCCGCGCCTCGGTCCGCGCCTCAGCCTCGAACTGGGCCCAGGACGGGAACGCCTGCACCTCCCCGAACACCTGCAACGCTGCGCCGTCCCCACCGGTCGTCGGCTGCGGTCGCGGCGTCGGCTCGTCAACGACCACTCCAGCGCGCCGGGCAGCGATCCGGCGACGGGCATCCTCCAGCGCCTCCTCTGCCAGCTCGTGCCGCCGCAGATACGTCGCACCCCACGCCGCCGCAGCGCCGGTGTCGAGGGACCGCCACACGATGCGCTTCGGCCACTCCTCCGCCATCTCGTCCGTGAGGTAGCAACTGCGGAACGGCGCCGACCGGGCACCCGGGCGCGGGTTCACCAGGAAGGCGTAGCCCGGCATGTCCGGGAACGTACGCGGGTCGACCTCCACCCTGAACACCGTCTTGGCGTTGGCGTCCTTGCCCTTGAACATCGCCCCGTTGCCGGTCAGCAGGTTGCCCCGGATCTTCTCCGCGTACGGGCTGCCAGCCCCGCCGAACGCGTCGAGGGTCGACTGCTGCGACGCGAGGACCAACGCCACACCGACCTTGCCACCCTCGCTGGCGATGGCCGCTACCAGGAACTGGGTACGCGCCGCCAGCGCCGGATTGTTGGCCTTGTCGAGCAGCTTGTGGCACTCGTCGAGGAAACCGAGCAGGCCGGGACGGTCGTCAGCCGGCACGAACCCGCGCAGCCCCATCACCGCGTTCTCGTCCTGACGCAGCTGCATCACCAGGTACATGCCTTCGAGCATCGTCAGCGCCTGCTGGGGCGTGCGGCCCTTCACATCGGCGTGGTCCATCAGCAGCGGCGACGATGCGCCACCCTGCCCGTCGGCGTACAGGATCACCGTCGGGTGGGACCTCGACGCGGCGATGGTGAGGGCGAGCATCTCCATGGTGCGGGACTTGCCGCCGTTGGTGCCGCCCTGCAGGTAGCCGCCGAGCAGCCGCGATTCGGTGTAGACCTGCCAGGTTGCGTATCCCTCGCCGTCGGTGAACGGGCCGAGGCGAACCTGCCCGGTCTCGGCGTCGAACGCATCGGGGCCCGACCAGAGGACCGTCTGCTTGACCGGGGAGCGGGTCACGATGGTCACCAGCGCGGTCGGTTCCGGCTCGGTGGGGTGCTGCTCGACGATGAGTTCCTGGTCGGCCAGCAGCTTGAGGCCGCCGCGGACCGTGCGGATCTTCTCCATCAGCATGCCCTGGTGCTGTCTGCCGGGCCGCAGGCGCAGCGTGAACCGCACGCCCGAGGGGATCGACTCAGGGTTGGTGAGACGCGAACCGGGCAGCGCGCCGCCGTCGCAGCCGACGTTGTCCGCCCACCGCCGCTGATACTCGGATCGGGTTGCCTTCGGCTGGATGAGACCGACCGGGTGCTGCCGCCACCAGTGCATCGACAGGCCGTAGCCGAGGGCCATCAGCAGCCCGACGGCGCCCAGCGACAAGCCCACCGCGGTGACGCCGGTCAGCCAGCCCACGGCCACCGCGAGGAATGCGTACGCCCGCCGTCGGGCCTTCTTGTCGAAGACGCGGCGGCGGATGCGGGTGGCGGCGACCACGGCGATCACGAAGGCGCTGCCGGCGACCCACACGGCCACGGCCTGCTCGTCGCCGACGAGCGTGGCGGCGAGGCGGGTCGCTCCGGCCGCGACGACCAGGGCCCCGACGGCGGCGTGTGGGGCCAGGTGCGGGCGAAGGCCGCCCACGGTCGGCGTCTCGGTGGTGTCCATGGCTGCCCTCGTTCTCAGGCGGTGGTGTCGGTGGTCGGAGCGGGTTGCGGCTCGGTGATGATCGGCCGCCAGCGGTAGTGCCAGGGGCCCTTCTTCGTCCAACGCCACCGCCAGCCGATGGCGCGGACGGCGAGCGCGGTGCCGAAGTAACAGCGTTCGATCTTCATCTCAACTCCCAGAGTTCCGGCTTCCCCCGCGCGGGCAGCGCGTCGAAAAGGCGCGCTGCCCGACGGCGGGAGCCGGGGCTCAGCCGTTGAGCAGGAAGCCCTTGTCGGCGGCGTCCGGGTTGTCCGCGTAGCCCTCCTTGATGTTCATCTGCTTCGCCAGCACCGCCTGGTGGGCGGCCCACTTGTCGGCGGCGATACCGGACGCCTCCATGGCCTCCCGGGCGGAGGTGAGCACCTCGCCGGAGTTGCCGCCGTTCTCCAGGGCACCGACGTAGCCCTCGGCGCCGGTGGTGGCGAACGACTGGTGGGCGTTGCTGGCGGCCTCGGCGAACGCCAGGGCGGTGGACAGGCCGTTGACCTCGGACGTGGCCATGCTGATCTCCTTCTCTGCGGTCTTCGGGTTCGGGAACAGAGGGATGACGGTGGCGAGCGGGGTGTTGTCGTCGGGCTGGTTGGTGCAGCCGCAGACGGTGCGGTTGTCCGCGGTGACGGTGAACGCCTTGAAGCAGCGGTCGCAGCGGGGGTGACCGGCACCGGCCGGGCCGCCCAGCAGGTTGGAGAGCACGTCGTCGGCGGTCAGGTCGACCTCACCCTCCGGCTGCTTCGGCCTTTCCGGCCGCTCGTGACGGTCACACCACAACTGCATGTCGCTGCCGTTCGACATCCACGTCAGGTCGTTGATGTGCGCTTCACGCCCGCACTTGTCGCAGTTCGTGATGCCCGGCGGGCGCTGCAACAGGCGTGCGGCAGCGAAGCCCTCCCTGAGCCGGTCCCACGCGTCCTGCGGCTCGGGAATCCGCCGCGGCGGGGTCGGCGGGCTGGGCTTGTCGTGCACCACCGTGGTGGGTTCGTCCAGTTCGTCGAGGTCCGGGGTCAGCCACTCCGGCTCGCCGTGCTCGCGTTCCCACTCGGCGTTGCGGCGCTCCTGCTCGGCCAGGCAGCGCGGACACGGACGTCCGTCCAGCACCACCTCGCCCTTGCAGACCCCGCAGTTGCGGGTGTTGTTCGGGTCATACGAGCGGGCCGGGTCGGGCCGGACCCCGGCCACGTCGACCATATCGTCGACCGGCTGGCCGTCCGGGCGCCGGTTCAGGCTCCGCTTCGCCCACTCCGACACCGCCGCTGCCTGCTGTCGCCGGGTCGGCCGGACACCGTCGCGGCGCTCCTGCCGCACCCGCTGCCGGTGCGCCGCCAGGTCGTCCCAGGCGTCGTACCACAGCTCCGCGAAGTAGCCCTTCGCGCCCGGGCGGGCCGGGGCACGCACCCCGGCCTCACCCGCACGCCGCGCCGCCTCGGCCCGCGCCATCTTCATCCGGTAGCGCGGCGAGTCCTTGCCCTGGCGGGCGTACTCCATGTCCTCGCGGTGGGTGCCCACCATCTTCGTGAGCACCGCAGCCAGGAGCAGAATGCTGATCGGTTCCATCAGGTCACCACGCGTCCGCAGTCGCGGCCTGCCGGGTCATGCCCTTCACGGACCGTTGCGCCAGCAGGATCGCCGTGGCCCCCACGAACAAGGCCAAGGCGATCGGCGAGCTGGTGCCCAACCACACGCGCAGCGGCTCGGCGACCAACTCCAGCGCGGCACCGGTCCACTCGTCGATCCGGTCGCCGAGTCGACCCGGGGTGGCGCGCGCCACCGACGGGATGAGCAGCAGGCTCCAGATGGCCATGCGGTTGGGCTCCCAGTCCAGGAGCATGTCGCGCAGCAGCAGCACGACCAGGACGCCGAGAACCACCGGCGGGATCCACCCCCACGGGATGGCCTCCAACACGGTGTCGATGGCGTCGCCGAGGAACATGCCGGCGACCAGCGGACCGCCGACCAGGGCGGTGCCCATGGACGTCCAGGCGAGCACCTTGACGCCCTTCGACCGGGCGGTGGCGAAGAACCTCATGACGATCACCTCCTTTCAGAGGAACAGCCACAGCGCCGCGTTGACGCTGGGGGTGATGACGTGGTCGACCAGCCAGCCGACCGGGGGGATGAAGGTGAGCAGCTTGACGACGACCGCGACGACCACGAACCGGGCCGGACGCTCCGTCAACCACTCCCACGTGCGGGCCACGACCACGCTCGGCACGGCCACGAACCGACACCAGGCGATCCCCGCGTTACGCAGCAGACCCTTCGACGCGGCGAACCGGCCCCGACGGGCGTAGTCGCGCATCGTCTCCACCGCCGGGCGACGCTCCGTCAGCATCGGCGGCGGCGTCACGTGGTCGCGGAACTTGTTGATCCAGTCCGCCGACGTCCACGGGCGACGGTCACCCTCCGTCATTGCAGAATGCAGAGTTTCCGCCTCCACAACACGGGTTTCGCGCTCAAACTGCGGCCCCCTGGACTCTGCACTGCAGGGTGCAGAGTTACGGGGCGTCACCGTCTGGGTCACAGCGACCCCGCAGACATGGCACCGAGGACGCCGCCGAACAGGCCGGCGATCACGATCAGCACAGCGAACACGAACAGCAGGCGACCGCCGCTCGGGTCACCGTTGCGCTGCCGCTCAGTCGAGTGATGGGACACTGTTCTCCTCCTTCGGGAGAGAGGCGGGGCCGGTCCGGCTGTGGAAGGTTGGGGCCGGCCCCGCGCCTTGTTGTTGCAGGTCAGCGGGGGATGAGGCGGTAGCGCCTGAGGTCCGCGACCACGGTCGCGTCACGCGGACCCCGGGCCGAGACGAACGCCTTGCGGGCCTCCACCTCGGCGTACGACATCGACGGGTCGGCGTCGTAGGCGGCGAACAGGCGCTCCTTGAGCACGCTCAGCGGCCGGGCCGGGTGGGCGTTACCGCCGTCGGTACCGGCGTGCCGCCAGTACGGGTCCTTGACGTCCACGAACTCGACGACGTTGCGGCAGGTGAAGCACCGGTCCGTTCTCGCCATTGGTCAGTCCTCCTTCTTGGTCCGCTCGGCCCGCTCGGTGCGGACCAAGTTGATGGCCTTGCCGGTGTAGTCCGCCGAGGACCAGCCCATGACCCGCATGACCTCTGCGCGGGCCGGAATCTCGCCTCGGAACTTCTTCGCGAGCGCCCTCGCCATCTCCCGCACCTTGGGCGGAACCTCGCCGCCGGCAGCCGGGCTGACGGGCCTCACGCGGTCCACGCGGGCGGTGGTCCGCTGCGCCGGAGTAGACCGGGTGGCGGGCACAGCGCCCCTGGTCGCGGTCTGGTCCGGACCGGTCGGGCTGGTCCGCTCCTGGTCCACGTGACTGGTCCGCTCCTGGTCCACGTGACTGGTCCGCTCGATGGCCGGCGTCTGGTCCGCCAGGCTGGTCCGGATATGGTCCGTGCGACTGGTCCGGTGCTGGTCCATCCATCCCGCCGGGATGTGGTCCGGGATCTGGTCCGCGATGGAGGCCGGCATCCGGATGCCGGCGACCTCCCGCATCTGGTCCGCTTGGCGGCCCAGCGAGGTGGTCGCGATCCGCATACCCAACCGGAGATCGTCCATCGCTCGGCGCTCGCTCTGGTCCGCCTGGGTGTCGTCGCGGAACAGCTCCGTCTCGATGGACAGCACGCGGCGAAGCTGCTCGCGGGCCGCCCGCACCGTCTCGGCGTCGGCGGCCCGCGTCAGGTGCTGGAGACGGCGCAGAGCGTCAGCGAGCTGGTCGCGGCGACGCCACGGCCACCGCGACGTCTTGTCGGGGGCGCCGTTGAGCCGCGCGGCCTGCTGCTGGACGTACAACTCCATGCCCGCGTCGACCAGGGCAGCGATGCGACGCTGCTGAAACACCTCGGTCAAGTCGTCGACCGTGCCCGGCTTGAGCAGGCCCAGGCGTACGCCGATGCGCTGCGGCGTCCAGATCCACCGAGAGGGTTGCCGCTCGGCGGTCTCGACGTCGGCGTAGAGGCTCATGTACCAGATGCCCGCGGCGAGCGGCGGGGTGGCGAGCCGCAGCACCACCTCGGTGACGGAGCTGGAGGCGGTGGAGGCGATGACGCCGGAGGTGACCGCGACGAGCCACACGAACTTCATGTGGCGGCTGATGTCCGGCGCCGGACCGTCGGCGGCAGCGGCGAGCTTGTGGGCGGCGAGGCTGCCCTGGTGAAGCATGACCACCTCGAAGGTGGCGCAGAACATGAGGCTGCCGGGGACGTTGAGGCCGAGGGGCCCGTTGGCGACCTCGTACATGCCCTCCATGGCGAAGAGCGTGGCGAGGGTGACGGCCACGGTGCCGAGGCGTTCGTGCACCTCGCCGGTGCGTAGGAACCGCCAGATCAGTGCGAGCGCGAGCAGCGCAGCTACCACGCCGGCACCGAAGAGCAGCGGCTGGCCGTAGCCGACGACCCAGTCGAGGGTGGCGGCCCAGGCGTCCTGGAGCGGCTTGGGGATCTGCATGGCGGCAAGCATGGCACACCGTTGACAGTTTTGAAAGGTCTGACAGACTTGGTGTCATGAAGACGGTGGACCCACCCCGCCCGACCGTCGCCCTCGCCGCTCCACGTCTGCGAGACTTGACCAACTCGACAGGTCTGGGAGGTCTGGTGGCAGGCGACGGCACGTGGCTCACGCTCGGCGAAGTCATCGCCCGATACCGGCACGCCGGCTTCCACGACGCCGAATCGACCATCCGCCGCGAGATCGACGACCTCGCCACCAGCGGTTCACTCGCCTCCTACCGCACACGCGGAGGACACCGGCGAGTCGCAGCAGCCGGCGTCGACCAGCTCATCGCCGAGCGACTCAACCCGGCCGGCCCGAAGGGGGATCACGTGCCCGACCCCGCCACGACACCCGAACCCAGTCCCGTCGTCGCCGCCATCGTCACCAGCCACCTCGGCGTCCTCGCCGGCCGCCGCCACGACGGCAAGCCACCCTGGACGTTCATCGCCGGTGAAATCGAGCCCGGCGAGTCGGCAGCCGACGCCGCCGTCCGCGAAGTCAAGGAAGAAACCGGCCTACTGGTCACCGCCGGAGAACGCGAGATCGGCCGCCGCGTCCACCCCAAGACCGGCCGCACCATGATCTACCTGGCGTGTCAACCCTCCGGGAAGCTCGACACGATCGTCGGCGACGAAGACGAACTCGCCGAAGTGCGTTGGCTGACCCTCGCCGAAGTCGACGAACTGCTGCCCGGCGTCTTCGAGCCGGTCCTCGCCCACCTGCGCGCCGAACTGACCTGACCCGACCCCGCACACGACTGCGCCCCACCAGCCAGCCCGGCCGGGGGGGCGCATCGTCGTCTCACACCCTCGGCGCACCATCCTCATCCACCACCGTCCGCGCCCACGCATGCTGGCCACACCCGGCACCCGGGCACCCCAGATGGCAGCGCCGACCAGCCGCATGCGCCCTGACGCTCCGCTGAGCCGCCACCACCAGCGACGCCTCGTCGGCCGGCTCATCCAGGCGGCTCACGACAGCCACCCGAAGATGCCCGCCACCATCACCAGCAGCACGATCCCGGCGACCAGCCAGCCAGCGGCCAGATGACGGCGCGGCAGAGGCTCACGGGGCCAGGGGTGTGGCTGGCGGTCGCCATCGGGGACCGGACTCGCGGGCGGGTACGGATCGTCCATCACGGCCCCCAGGCAGGTCGATTGGGCTAGCCAGCTATCTCACCTGTCACGCGCGAGGCAGACCCTACCCTCCACAAGTGATCATCGGCGGGAACGACCCGGTCGGCTACCAGCACATCGCCGACGTGCTCCGCCACGCCATCACCACCGGCGAGCTGCGGCCCGGCGCCCGCCTGCCGTCCGAGCGCACGATCATGCAGACGTACGGCGTCGCCGAGAAGACCGCCCGGCGTGCCGTCGACCAGATCCGCAGCGAGGGCCTCGCGATGTTCATGCGCGGATACGGTGTGGTGGTGCGCGCTCAGCAGCCACGGGAGACAGTGTGGATCGACGCCGAGGATCGAGTGTCGTCCCGCAACCCGACCCCGTCCGAGCGTGAGACATACGAGATGCCGGAGGGCGTGCCGCTGCTCGTCGTCACGCATGCCGATGGGCTGATGGACCTGTGGCCCGCACACCGATATGAGCTGGCCACGCGGGGGGTGTGACCCCGGTCATATGGACAGGATCTTTACCGCTTAGGTGAACAGGGTGTTGCCCAGCGATCACTCATGTTTCGCGATCTGCAAATCCCATCGATCGGACTTGTCCCGGGGCAAGTGTGATCAGGGAGACTGCGTCGATGAACGCCACGTGGGGAACTCGTACGCGCAGCCGAACCGAGTGCGGCTATCTCGTGCTCGGGGCAGTCACGCTGACCGCTGCCATCGTCTTCTATCTGGTCAGCCACCTCACCCCCCTCACGCTCGCCACCGAGACGTATGTGCTCCTCGCCACCTTCTACATCGTCGGCGTCTGCGGATGGATCACCCGATCGAGTGACACGCAGCGGCGACGGGACCTCTACACCGGCAAGGAAGAGCTCGTCCGGGGACTCATCGCGCTGACCGCCAAGGTCGACCGCCTCAGCGCGCAGCTCGCGGAAGTCCAGGAGCAGGTCCGGCACCGCGGGGGCCAGACCTACATCTCGCAGGCTGCCGCACCGCGCAGCCCCGTCGACGCGACCACGGTGCCGGGCCAGACCCGCGTCGTGCAGCGGAACGAGGTCGACGAGGTCCGCGCCCAGGCATACGCCGAGGGGTATGTCGACGGGATCGCGCGGCGCCAGGACGGGTCGTAG